CGTGGTCGCCGCCACCACCGCCAGCGTGTACGTGCCAGCCGTGCCACCGCCTGCGATGAGGCAGGTGATCGCCTTACCGATGGCAACCTCTGTGCCCTCGATCGTGATGGCCGCAGCGTTCACCGTGATGCCGCTGATGGTCGGCCCGGTGGGTGAGGGCGTGATAGTGGGCGTGCCTGTGATGGTCACGCCTGTGCGAAGCTGGCCGGTCAGGTCGATCGCAGCCCGCTTGGTGCGGCTCTTGCCCATGCAGACGACTTGTGGTGCGGTTTCGCAACTCATGATGAGGTCCAGTCCGCGATGAGCGGGGATGAGGTAAAGTCGATGATTTCAGTGGGCGAGGTCCAGTCGGCGAGGTTCATGGGGGAGAACCAGCCGGCGGAGAAGTCGGTGATGGCATCAACCGCCGCCCCAAACAGCACCGCCGAGCAGTAGTAAGCGATCGTCTGCCGATCCCCCTGCCCGATCGTTCCGTCTGGCACAGGCACGATTGACCGCCACGGCGCCGATACGCCGATGGCCGATGCTCGCTTTGCCTGCGTGTCGAGTGCCATGCGTTAGGGTCCGGTCGCGATCTCGCCAATAATCGTGGTGGTGCCGTCGTCACTGTTTGTGCCCTTCTGATCGACGGTGCTCGCGTCGTCCGCGAACAGGCTGAACGTGGTGGATGTCTGCGTTTTCTTGTTGCGCCACGCTTTGTAGAGGTAGTTGATCTTCGCGGTGATGCTCGTGGTCGCCGCTGGCGTGCCTTGCCCCGGTTCCGCGTAGGTGTCGGTGGCGAGCGCGTCCACGATCTCCGCGTTGACCTGTGCGGCGCTGAGGTTGTTCAGCGCCGCGATTGCCGCAATGACCGCGTTATCCGCTGCCGTGAGGTTCGCACCATTGGCCCCGACATTGGCCACGAGGTAGGCATAGCCGTCGCCGGTCTGCACGGTGCCCAAGTCTGAGACGACGGTGTAATCCGCCGCGAGCAGCGTGCGTGCCTCAAACTCCGCCACGGTTGGCACATCGGCGAGGTTGGTCAGGATCGTGCCGATCTCGGTGTCGATGTACCCCGCGATGGTGGTCAGGCTGGATTCAAGCGCGTAACTCGCTGCTGCGATCGTTCGCGCGTTGAACTCTGACACCGTGGGGATGTCGCCAAGCTGCGTGTCGAGATTGGCCGATGCCAGGCCCAACCACCCCCGCGCCTCTGCGTCAACATCTGCGGCGAAGGTGGCCGCGTCGATGGCCCCCGCCGCGATCTTCGCTGCGGTGATGGCGTCGCTGGCAATGGCCCCCGCGTCAATCGCGTTGTCGGCAATCGCATCGGCATCAATCGCACCGGTGGCGATGGCGGCTGCGGTAATCGCACCCGAGCCAAGCGTGGTGGAACCTGCTGAACCTGCGTAGGCGTTCGCCGATGCCGCATACAACGCATCGTAGATCACCTCTTCGATCACCTGAATGTCCAGCCGTTGGCAGGAGTTGGTGGTGTCGTCGATCGTGATCTGCGCCGTGCCCACCGTGTCCAAGTCACTGGTGGTCAACGCCAGCGAGTAGAAGCCGGTGTGCCTGTGCGTAGCCGTGGCTGATCCGTTGAGGGCAGCGGGCGCGCCGCCGTTCTTGCTGATCTTGAAGTCGCCCACTACGCCACCAGTGACAGCCACGCCATCGGCATCGAGCACCGGGCCGATCATGTACGTGGCCGCCGTGGATTGTTTTGCAACGATTGCCATGTCATGCTCCGATTAAAAGACGACGCCTGCGGTAGGTGGGTGGCGGGACGATGTAAGGGTCAACGTAATCGGCCATCGCCGCATACCCGGCCACTGAGGGGTGAACGCCATCGCTGTAGAAATACGACGACGCGGTGTTCTCGAAGTCGGTGTCGCCGGTCAGGTCGATGACTTGATCGATCTCGGTGTAGTCGCCGTCGGTGCGGTTGGTGTTCTCGGCCACGCGCACGCTGTTGTTCGTGCCATTGGCGATCATGGTGAGAAATAAGATTTCATCGCCGGTATTGAGCGAGGCGCGAATCGCCGAAAGAAGCGAGTTCATGCGGCTGGTGATTGTCGCGTTGCTCGCGCCTTGGGTTACGTCGTTGATGCCGGCATTGATGACAACGATGTTCTTCATCGAGGCTTCGACGGCCGAGTCCCACGTTGCCCACCATGTTTCGATCTGGTCGAGGCGAGCGCCATCAACGCCGAAGTTCCAAATCTTGTCTTTCTTGCGGCGAGCGTTGACCAGGTCGCGGGGATAGTTCGCGATCGATCCGTCATTGATGCCGACGCCGTAGGTGATTGAATCACCTAGGAAAATGAGGTTGCGCGAGCGCGTGCCGATGCCGTAGTCGCTCTTCCACTGAGTGACGATCGCATCCCGATCACTGTCGCTGATCGCGGTCGAATAGAAAAGCGCCTCGTACACTGCCCCGCGAAAAGATGCGCCGGTGTATCCGCATCCAAAGACGCCGCCGTTGACTGAGCCCGACGCCAGGGCTGAGCCTTTCGAGTCTTCCACTTCATCGAGCCAGAGTTTCACATCGCTTCCCGAGCATCGAATCACGAGAATCGAGCGGTGCATTGGAAACCATCGCGTGGATTTAAGGAACCCGCTGGCACTGTCAAAAACGGTGATTTGCCCCAGGTGCGTGGCGGGGTCAAAGTACGCGAAGATGTTGCAGACGAACCCGGTCGTGCCGAGGATCGACATCGTGGTGAGGCCGGACGCTGCCCGCCCGCCTGCCGACACCATCGCCTCGATGACGCAGGCAAATGTGAATGAGCGGGCATCGATGGTGACGCCTGAAGGAATGAACATGCCGTGCGGTGCCGTAACGCCGTACTCTTCACCAAACGAGATCGCGTCATTGCCGTCACTCGTGATGACATAAGGACGCCCGCCCGAGTTGGGCTGGGTCATGTCGTTGCTGTTCTGCTGGTCGTCCCATTGGCTCACCCGTCCGCTGGTGAGCGTAACGCCGGCTGAGGCGATGTATCGGCCTTGCAGATTGGTGGTTGGGATTGCCATTGCGTTTCGTTTTCTGATGCCTTTGTAGGCGTTTCGCCTATCGGTTTAAGTCTGTGCCCCATGAACGCGGTCGGGTCTTTGACCACGCGGTTGATCACTGGCGGGTTGAAGTCGTTGAGGTTCACATTGCTGTCATGCGGCCAGCCCCGCGACCTCGAGGCATCGGCGGTGCCATTCAGGCGCGTCGTCCATGGCGCCATGCGGGAGGTCAAGCACCACCGGCTCGCGGATGTCATTGGCGCCAGCCAAGTCGCAGCCGTAGGGCAGGCCATTCGTCTGGCGGAACCAATCGACGATTCCGATGTTGGTCGGCAGGTCGATCGTCCCGCGGCGAAGCACGCCCAGCCCGCGGAACAGGTGCCCCACGCCGGGGATCGGATCGAACCAGGGCGAGCGGTAGACGGGATCGCTGAGCACGGCGTGATTGATCCGCAGGGCGCGGGATTTCAGAGCGGTTGCGAACTTCACCAGCCCGTTGCCGCAGCCCCACGAGTAGCCGTAGAACAACACCCGCACGTCGCGCAGGTCGGATGTCAGCGAGATGCGGGAGGCGAGGTTGTCCCAGTCGTGGTCCCACGGCGGCTGAATGACGACGGTGTGAGGATTGGCCAATGCCATCAGGCTGAGCCAGAGCCGTTGACAGCCATGCAGCACGCCTTCGTGCTGGGTGTATCCGCTCGCGACTACGTGCCATGTTCTGATCATGTTGGCTTCCGTGCCCTGTCGTGCGTCCGTGCGTTTCTATCACTCGCGCTCAAACCGATACTGTCACTTGCTCGGCCATCTTCGAGGCTGCGCCCATGCGGGGTGCATGGTGCAGGTGCGAATCTTTCGTGGGTTGTCCTTGCCACGTTGCTTGATGCGGTCGGCGGCCTTTCGCATCTCGCGTTTGCAGATCGCCGCCATCAGCGAGGGCTGCACGTCGCGCGACTGCAACTCCGCCAGCAGTTCGATGGTGGTGAGGCGGGCGGCGATCATTCGTATTTCCCGGTGTGGTGGCCGGCGTCGCGCATCATCGTGGCGAAGTCCGCCCCATCGGGCAGCGTGATGTCAGCAATGCGGCGCTCGAACGACTTTTCCCGGTAGCTCGTCACGCTCACACGCACGCCGGCCGGCGCGTACTTCTCTGCGAATTGCTTGGCGGCCATACCATCAGCCTGCGTGGCGCCGCGGATCTCCGCGGTGTCGAGGCCGCGGATTCGAAGCACCGCGGGGAAGTCGATCGAGTACGTGATGCCAAAGTCGAGGTCGATGCGTTTCTCGACGATCACCTCCACGGTGTCGCCATCAAGCCATCGCTTGATCGTCGCGGCGTTGGTGCGTGGATCGGTAGCAGTCATTTCACCGCCTTGAGCAGTTCAATCACCGCGTCAATGTTCGTGCTGCCCCTGTACCCACTCGCGCCGATCGTGCTCTGCCGCGAGGTGGTGGCAGACAGCAGGCCCGCGCCCTTGCTGGCCTCGGTGGTGTGGTAGCTAAAGGTTTCGAGGCCGGTGTCACGCAGGATGGCGAAGGCGCTGGCGGTGATGGTCACGCCGTCGGGGCGGGTGACGGTGACGGTGCCGGAGGCGCAGCCGAGAAAGGCCACTGGCACCAGAAAGGCGACAGCGGCCCGGAGGGGCAGTGTGAAAAACGCACGCGCCCGGTTAAGGGCGCGCGTGGGAAAGCTGCTGGACTCATCGCGCGACGAAGAGAAAAAGGTGGGCATCTGCGATAGCCTCCGTGCTACCAGCATTATGCGTTAATGATAATGAGAAGTCAATATCAATTGCGAGATGGGCGCAAAGAAAAACGGGCGAAGGTGCCCGTTGAACTCCCCTATCGCCCCCCACTGTTTTCGCCAGCGTAGGCACCATCACGACTTACGACGTATCACCACATTCCGGCGCAGAATGTGGTATTGCGTTTTCATGGGCGAAAACCGCGTTTCTGAGGCAGGAAAAGGGGGTGATTTGATGGGGTGGAACCCCCCAGAAACCCCCCACGATTTTGGCCGTCACGATTGATCGTCATCGGCCTCACCTGTTGGCTCTTCGGGATTGGCCATGATTGAAAGCGCTTCAAATGCGCCATCGGTGAGGTCGCTAATTTTTTGCGCTGCAACCGCCATAATCGCGCTTGCTTTTGCCACATCAATCGCCTCAGCCTGCGTCAGTTCCGACATCCCCCTCTCTGCAATCTCAGTGGCAATCCAAGCCGAAAGCTTCGCAAGTTTCGCGGCTAACTGAAAAGCGTCGTAGGAAGTACCAGCAGCTTCCTCTAGCTGCGCTTTGCATTCTTCTCGATATTTGTTCACGCCAATTTCTCCGCTGCATCCCGCAACTCAGACGGGAGGCATTCCGTGTAGATGTTCGCGGTCAGATTCACGTTCGTATGCCGCATCAGCTTCTGCGCGGTGCGAAGGTCAACACCCTTCCGCGCGAGGTGCGTGCAAAATGTTTTTCGCAGCGACGATGGCACGGCGCGGCCATTGCCCGTCTCGAAAGCGATGCCCGCATGGGCCAGGTCGTCGCGCCATGTCTTTTCGCAGGGCTTCCACCTGATGCGGCAGACGGGCGTCGCCGGGGCTTGCCGTGCCTCGCTGAGCGTCTTGGCCAGTGACGAGGGTATCGGCAGGGTCGCGTCCCTCCGGCTCTTCGTGAGCGCGGCAGGTAGCCGCAGCGTCGATGTCTCAAGGTCGATGTGTGACCAGAGCAGGCGACCGATCTCGAGATGGCGCAGGCCGAGGCGACCGCTGAGCCAGTACCACAGGCGACGATGGAAGCGGATGCGCTCGCAGGTGATGAGGGCGGTGAACTCTTCGTCGGTGAACGCCCGCTTCCGCATGGGCTGGCTGGCCTCGGGCATTTCAACCGCCGCGAGCGGGTTGTCGGGCAGGCGGTCGGTGGCCACGAGCCAATTCACCCATGCCCGGATGTCGCTGAGGTACTTTCGCGCGGTGTTACCCTTGAACGTGGCGAGCCAGGTTTCAAGTGGGCCGGCGGAGATCTCGCGCACGGTCCGCCACTTGGTCGTGGCGAGGAACGCGCGAATCGTCGCCTCGCCAGCCTTCGTGTTGTGCGCGGTCAGGCCACGGTTCTGTCGGTGGGTAGTGTATTCCGTGACCGCCGCCTCGATAAGGGTGAGCCCGCCCGCGCCGATGAGCACCTGTCGCCGGGTCAGCGAGCCACACCGAAGCCCCTCGCGGTCGTCCGTGACGCGGTTATAGAACGCCCACGCTTCCGGCTGGGTGCGGAAGGTGCGCTTCTTCGGCTGGTCGGTCAGGGGGTCGCGGTATTCGACCACCCAGAGCCGCCCGGTGGCGCGGTCAGTGCGTTTGTAGGGTCTGCTCACGACAAAGAGCCTATCGACCGCCGCCACCTCTGCAAATGTGGTGCGCGGGTACGTGCTCACGCTCCCCCCTTGCTGGCGGTGATCGCGTCATAGATTCGATTGGCCTTGTTCCTCGCCAACTCCAGCGTCATATCCGCCGATGTGCCGATGTCGGCCAGCGCACCAGTCGCGGTTTCGAGTTCGCGCCTTGCCTGCTCCATCGCAGCGAGGATGGCGGTGAGTTCGGCGTGGTACTGGCCGATGTCCTTTTCGTTGTTGATGTCGCAGGTGGAGTCGGCGGTCATTTGTCGCATCTGTTCAATCGCCTCATCGAGGTTCATGTCACGATCTCCTTAGCCAGAAGCCACGATGCGAATGGCCACACCACGATCATCGCGACGGCTGCGAACGCCAGCGACAGAGCCATGCCGAGTGCGACGACGGTTATCGCGACGATCATTCCAAGGCCGGTGAACAGCATCCAAAGCGGCAGCGTCAGCGCGAGTATTAAGTGCTTCATGGCTGCTCCCCCTTCTTCGCCTCGGCCCATGCGAGGGCGGCGAGGGAGATTGCCATTGGTAGTGAATCGTTAACTGCGTCTTGATCGTCAATCATCACAGTCCAATATCGCCCGCCCGTTGACATTCTGATGGCCGACACTGTTCCGTCGTCGTGAACCTTCGCGCGAAGATGCTCCATCACATCCATCGCATCACCAAGGTCGGTTGATGGTGTCCACGCACCGCTAGCCTTCGTTCGCGGGTACGTGTTCGCTGGATCGCTTGCGGCACAAAAAACCCATTTGCTTTCTGGCGGAGATGCTGCGTCAATCCATCTGGCTGTGCGCACCTTCCCGCCGTATGTCGGCCGGTCGTACTCGTGCAGCCGCCACCCCATCACCTCCATCGCGATTCGCCAGTCTATTTCGTGGTTATCCATTGGTGGCCTCCTTTGCGGAGAGGGTGTTCTTCATGTCGTCGTACAGCGATGTCAGATAGTGCCACCCCTGCGTGGCGTCGTTTGCGTGAGCCTGATCGCAGGCAGATGCGGTTAATCTCATCAACTTCTCCACCACCGCATTCGCCTCGGCAAGCTGCTGGCGGAGGGTGGCGAGTTCGGCGAGGTGGTCGGTGAACAGAACGTAGTCGCCCTGTTGACTTGCACCCATGTAGTGATCGCACGCAGTTTCATCCAGCGTTTCGATGTCATATCGGATGATGTCGCTCATGTTCATGCTCCTGCCCTGGTGGGCGGTGGGGTTGGTTGTTGTTTCGCTCTAAGTATTCTGGCGAGTTGCATAATGCTCACTTCAATTGCGCCTAGCGACACCGCTTTTGCCCGTTTGCTTTTGCAAATGTCAAAGTGTTCACGCCGCTCGCCTTCGTATTGAATCCACTTGCGGTCAACGCCGATCGCGTCGGCCATCGCCAATAGTTCCGCTGATGTGTCGGCAATCATGTGGCACATTTTCATGCGACCGAAAGCCGCGTTCATGGAGTCAACGTACACCGCCATTGCTCGCCTCCTTCGGGATCAGGGATAGGATGGCGTCGCGGCAATACTCTGCTCGCTCTGGACACTCAGGTTCATTCATCTGTTCCTCGCACTTCTCCGCCGCCAGCCGCAGCCCGGCTAGGATGCCCTTGCGTACCCAAACCTCAATGATTCGCGGGTTGTCGGAATCCTCTGCGATCTTCTCTGCCAGTTTGTCAATGTTCATGGCTGTTCTCCGAGGGCGGCGAGGGCTTGGCGTGCCTCTCGTATCCGAAAGTCGATAAGTGATTGTGGGCCACGATCTGCGGTTTCTACATCGGCCTGTGCAACAAGCATCTCTGCCGCCTCCACCACCTTCTCCAACTTCTCGATCTTCGCCTGCTGTTCCTTCATCTCGGTGAGGATGGATTCGAGGTCGGTAGAACCGGCGAGAGCGATGAAGTTCATATTGCGCTCATCGACAGCCCGCAGCATTCCTTCGCACACCAAGCCGCCAACGCCAAGTGTTGCTCCGTCAATCTTGTTGTGGTGCGGATCACCGCCGCCAACGCCAACAAACACGCTGTCCTTGCGGACTCTTCGTGGGGATTGCTCCCACGGTCCCGCCGTCGCCTTCTTCCTCGCCTCCACCAACTTCTCAAGTTGTTCGATGTTGTTAGTCATTGGAGACACCGCCTTTCAAAATGACACGACACTTGAAGCCGAGAACTTTGATATACATCAACGCCTGACCGCGATCTTCGATGATGCGAAGGTCGTCCGGGTCCGTTGTGTTGTCTGCCAGTTTGCCGTCGAGAGTGAACACGTACCAGAACATCACTCACCGCCTTTCATCGCGGCGAGTTTCGCGTCGATGTGGGCGTCGATGGCGTTGGCGAGACTCCGGCCCAAATCGAGCGTGCCGCCAAGAGCGTTACGAAACACTTGCGCCATCGCTTCCAGCGTGTCCACCTTCGCCTCTGCTGGCTTCTCGGCGGTCGGCTTGGCCTCTGCGTCATGTGGCCCGCCGAACGATGGCGCAGGTGCAAGTCCAGATGCAACCGGGTCGGCTACGGCGCGGGCGATGACCTCGGCGATAAGCTCAGGCGTTGGCTCTACTGGCTTCTGCTCGGCGGGGGCGGGGCGGAGGTTGCGGGCGTAGCACCATATCGGCTCAAACTCTGGTTTGGGGCCGAACCGAACAAGGCGCATCTGGTTGTGCGGCGAAACTTTTTCAACCACACCATGCTCGACGTTGTCGATGTTGACAACCCTGTCCCCCACCTTAAACGCGGGAGTCTTTGCGGGGGTGTTGGCTGCCCGCAACTCCGCGATGGTGGCGTTGGCGGCATCAAGTTTTGCTTCCAATTCTCTGACCTGATCTGCGATGCTCATATACATCCTTTCGAGTGTTGTTAAGTCGCCATCAATTCCCCAAACGTCATCAGCCGCACGGCGTGGGCTCGGCAATCACGGACGGCACATCCACGCCCAGCCCGACGCGCCCGCCCTCGAAAAACTTGACGGCGGTTTCCGGTGTGATGTTGATGAACGTGTCGGCCTCGGTCCATTGGTGCGAATACTTGTGCAGGCGCATGCGCCACGGTGTGACCTCGCTGGTCAGCAGGCCCAGCCGCATTCGCAGGCGGCGCAGTTCGATGCTCCACCAGGTGCAGACACCGCACCACGGCTGGCCTTCCATGTTGGTGTGATCGTGCGGCATTTCGCGGCGGCAGTAGGAGCAGGTGTTCATGCTGCCTCCGTGATCGTGATGTCAACGCGCGGGTTGTCGCGGTCGAGTTCGCAGGTGATCGCGCCGACACTCAGCACCTTCCAATCGTCGTCGGGGATGATGCCCGCGTCAACGATGCCGTCGATGTAGGGCTTGCAGCCATTGGCCAAGTTGAGCACATCGCGCCGGCGATTCGTGGCGAGGTAGAAGGCCAGCGACACCTTGGCGCGTTTCGCTTGCCACTCGCTTGCGTTGCCTTCAAACACCGCAAACCTGGTGCGAATGTTGGCCTCGTGGCGCATCCGCTTCGTCGCCTGCGCCTTGCCGCGCCAATGGCCTTTCGCGTGGCCGCTGGTGCTGCCATCGGGCAGCGGCAGTGTGATGGTGATGGTGTTCATGGTGTCTCCAATTTCCCGCCCCGCGATCAGGCGGAGCGGGCGGGGGTTACGGTCAGGCTGCAACGCGGCGTGCGATCCACGCCAGCTTCCACGCCCGCCTCGTCGCGTGCGTCGTCCGCCCGGCGATCTGCCGGGTGAAGTCGGCCACTGTGAAACGCTCACGGTGCTGCGTGCCGTCAGGCGCGAGCACGTGCGCTGTGATCCAGCCCTGCGACATTCGCAGCACGCGGGCCATTGCGCCGCTCTTCAGCAGGTAGTTGCGGTCTTTCTTCGGGGTGAGTTGTGTATGTTGCTTCGTCATGCTGTGATCTTTCTTACCTTGTCGTTCGCGTGATAGAGTTCGTGGCACGCATCACAGAGCACTGTTAGGTCGCTTAGGCTTTCGCGGAATAGGCGTTCGTAGGTTCGATGATGCACCTGCAAGTTCTCTTTGCCCATACATACTTCGCACCGGCCCTTTGCCTCTTCGATCTTTAGCCTTCGCAACAGTTGCCATTGCGGAGTATTTAAGTAGGCGATGTATTCATCGTGGCGCTTGCGGCGAAGGTATTGTTTTCTGGCGTCGATGATGCGCTGTTGTTCTTCGCGCGGCAGCGTGTCCCATACTTCCGATTTCCAGCGGTCAATTTCGTTGGGGTCGCTCATTGCTTTTCCTCCTCGATGATCGGGCCGCGCTCCTCAAAGCAAAGCGTCTGCGGATCGAAGAACGATCCGATCTTTCGCCCACTGCCTGGGCCGTTGCGGGTCTTGATGATTCGCAGGATGCGATTGACGGTGGCCTGATGTTTGGGCCCGCGAAGGTCTTTGAACGTGCGGATCGTCATCGGCTCCGCCTCGCACGGTTCCATCCACAGCACGCATTGCGTGAAGCGGTTGTAGGCACGGCCACCCGCGAGGTTGTCGAGGCGACTGCCCTGGTCGCCCTTGCCGCCCTCGCTGCGGGGATGCGTCACGAGCACGAGCGATGAGCCAGTGCGACGCATGATGCGTTTCGTTTCGAGAATGAACTTGCGATCGGCAGACCACGGCTCTTTGCCGCTGTCGGCTGCGGTGATCGGGTCGATGATGATCACGCGGCAGCCCGCGTCGGCACGCTCACCCACCCATCGCACGAGGTCATCGAGGCTGATGTCCGATCCTGGCGCGTCCCAAATGCGTTTGCCCAGCGCGTCAAGCGTGCCCATGTGCGTTTCGTAGGCGTCGGCCACAGCACCGGCTGCCGTCCGCATCCACTCGTCGTCGGTGAGGCGCGAGTCGCGGGCAAGCTGGGCGAGGGCGCGAAGTTGATGAAACTTGCGATCCTCTTCAAGGTGGAACACGGCGAACTCGACGCCCGCCTCAAGCCAGCCGATGCAGCACTGGCTGATCCACATCGACTTCGTGCTGCCGCCTGAGCCGCATAGCACCGTCGTCGTTCCGGGCAGGAGCGAGCGAGCGCCACGGGTCAGCGCCGGGGCGTAGGGCCATTCGATGTTGGTGAACTTGCCGCTGGTGATGTCGCCCAGCAGGTTGGACAAGTCCGACGACTCAGCCGGCGGCGGCTCGATGGGCACGGCGGGCTTGTCGATCTGGCGGTTGCGCAGGCCGAACTCGCCATCGGCTTCGACCTTGGCCCGCGCGCTTTCGATCTTGTGGGCCAGTTCTTTCACCGACCAAGCGGGGTGGGCCTTGGTGCTGTTCCACCACTCCATCACAGCCCACGCCTCGTTGTCGCTCAGGCCGAAGCGGAAGCACTCGCAGGCGGCGCGGAGCGTCGAGTCATGGCCGCGATTGCCCGCGACGGCCTCGGGGCACTTGCGCAGGTACTCAATGCACCTGGCCTGCTCATCGCCTCGGTTGGCGGCTGCGCTTGACGGCGGCGGCATTCGCCGGGGCGCAGGCTTGGGTGCGAACACGAGAGCGTAGAGGCCATTGATCTTCTCCTGCCGCTTCTCAATCTCGTGCGACACGTTGTCAAGCCGCTGGCCGGTGACGGCGAAGTAGCGGGCGCGGCAATACATTTCCACGAAGCCATCGCGGAACTTTCGCCGGCCCCCGGTGTTGTCGCCGGGCCACTTGCCATAGCACCACAGCTTGACGCCAGTGCCGCTCGGGCTGATCTCGGTGTACGTGTTGAACGATGCGACGATGCCGCGCGCCCACGGCTTGAGTTCGCCATCCTCAACGCTGTTGTCGAGGTCGATGCCGACCATTCCGTTGTCGGGCGCGAACACGCAGCCGATGCCGTCGTAGCCTTCCGCCTCGATGACCTGGCCGAAAGTCGTCCACGTTGCCGGGTCGGTGGAGTCGGCGGGCGCGCCGGTCGGCTGGAACGGCACCTTGGTCGTGCTGCCGTCGCGGGTGACGTACTTCCACACGAGCCATTGCGGGAGGCTGCGTAGGTCGCTGGGGATGTTGTCGAGGGTGATCGTCATTGCGGGCCTCCAAAAATGCGGTCGGCTTCTTCCAAGCTCAGTGGCTTGTCGATGTATGAGCCATCGGGCTGGAACCCGTAGACGACGGGCTTGGGTTCGGCGCACAGCGCCCAGTGCTTGTCGATGGCCGTCGCGGTGCAGACGCAATCGGGGAAGTGGGTGCGGTAGTTCTTCATCCGCCTGGCGATGTCGTCGGGCTTGGCCCCCTTGGCTTTGAGCGACGCCGCCACCTTGCCGATCAATGAGCCATCGCTGGACTCTGGCACGAGCTTGAACGCGGTGGCGATGGCGTCGAAGAGTTCGTTGCGTGGGCGCGGCGGCTTGGGCGGCTGCGGCGGCGAAGCCGGTTCACCCTCTTGCGGGCCGCCCGCAATGTCTTTTGTCTTATTCTTCTCTTCTCTTCTCTTCTCTGGTAACGCTTCTGTAACGCTCGCAGCGTTACGAAATCGTTTCACTCGGTCTTTTCCAAGCGCCCGCATCTTGCCAGAAACGCCATTGTGCCGTGTGAAATTTGGCAATTTCATATTTCCGTCGCTACCCATCAACCACCCCACTTCACGAAGCGCGTCGGCGAAGCCTTCGCACGCTGTGTAACGGTCAAGAAACGCTCTTGTAACGCTGAGAGCGTTACCGTCTTTTGTCTGCTGATCGGCCCAAATCCAGACGCGCAGGCACTTGCCAAGGGCCGCGTCTTGGTCGATTCCGAGCAGGTCGGCGATGCGAATGATTTCGGGTTTGTCGGGGGTCGAGATTTCGACCTTGATCCAGTCGCCAGCCATAGGGCAGTCCTTTGCAAAGCTTCGACACTGGCCGCGCGCATCCGCCGCGTCGGCCTAAGCTCCCCGCCCGGCTTCCACCGGGCAGGGGTCACATCCCGCTACGCGCGGGCAGGAGCAGGTCAGAACGGAATCGCGCACTCTTCCGCGATCGCCGCCCACTCGTCGCCGGTCAGCGCCGACTCGGGCCGCCCCTTGAGGCACGCGCCCAGCGCATCGACCCACTTCTTGTCACGGTCGGCGTCGGCGTTCTTCCCGGCCCAGGCCTCGCATACGCTGGCCCACGCCGCGTCCTTGGTCGTCGGCTTGGTCGCCGTGGCCGTGGCCGTCGAAGCGGCTGGCGCGGGCGGCAGCGAGCGCGCCGGGGCGGGTGGCGGGGGTGTGGGGCGGCCAGCGGGCTTGGGTGCCGGTGCCGCCGTGCGCGACTTCCACTTGGCGGAGAGTTGGCGGATCGCGTCGTTGTCGGCCTTGACGATCTCCTTCGCGCCGCCCCACTTGGCAAGCTCCCATCGCTCGGTGGTCTTGCCGTTGTATTCCTCGTGGCGGCAATTCAACTCGACACCTTCAAACTTCGCCTCGTCTGCGAAGTCGGGCGCGTTGAAGTCGCCGTTGAAGCCAAGGGCGAGCAGCTTCTTCTCGGTGTATTCCCACGCGTTGTCGCTGAACGACAGGTACAGGGTGCGCTCGATGGGCGTGGGCAGCGGTGCCCATTGGCCAGCGTCTGCGACGTGGGTGACATCGAAGACAACGGCCATCTGTGAGCCGCCCTTCTCTGACTTGGTGACGACGCCGGTTTTCAGTTTTGCGAAGTGTGGTACTGCGGGTTGCATGATGCTGCTCCTTAACGGGTGATGTGTGCGAAGATCGTGCTGAACATCAGCGACGGATCGTTGGGAACGTCGATAGCCTCGGGCATGGCGAAACGGTTCTTGGCGTCGAAGGCGTCGCGGCGCTGGGTGTAGACCACGCGCTCGGTGCCGCCGATGCCCTTGCCCTTACCCTTCTGCTCTTTGTCGATGACGGTGAGGTAGCGACCGAAGAGCACCGCGTCGGCCCACTTGAACGTGGGCGACCAGAGTTTGTGGTGAACGTCAGGCACGAATCGGTCGAAGTCTGCGCCGTCAGGATTCTTGAACGGCTTGATCTGGATATGCCCCAGGATCATCACGTTCACGCCTTGCTTGAGCCGCAGCGTGTCGAGGGCGGCGAGCAGCTTGTGCCACTCCATCGCGGCGATGTCGTAGCCGCGTTGGAAGCTGCTGAATCCTTTGTCGCCGAAGTCGCCCTTGAAATCGCGGTCGCACACGGCGACGTTGCACTGCCGCTCGAAGCCGCTCAGAGCGTCGAACACGATGGTCTTGATGCCCTGCGGATCTGCGGTGAGGTCGGCCACGGTGTCGAGCGTGTGCTGCCACGAATCAAGCTCAACGGCGGGGATGGCCGGTGCAAGGTTGTGCGCCAGCAGCGTGCGGTAGCCGGTTTCGCCGCGTGCCATCAGCATCGCAGCGCCGGGGCAGTTCGCGCCCAGGGTGGTTTTGCCGAAGCCTTCGACGGCAGTGAAGATCATGCGCCACGGTTCAATTACCGGCGTGGCCATCGCCAGCCGGGGGCGTGGCTCAGACGACGACGGCTTGACCGTTGACGCTGGTGACGGTGGCATCGGCGGGCGTTTGGGCGGTGCTGTTGTGGGTGCTGCTGTCATGGGTTGCTCCTGCAAGCTCGGGGTGAAGGGAAGAAGTCAGCCGAACGAAGCCGCTCGGCACGGTGTTGGTTACGTCGATGTTGGATGAGCAGATGTCGAGATACGCGCAGCGGTACGGCGACACGCAGGCGTTGGTGTTGCGGTACGCGCGGCCCTCCGCGATGGCCTTCCCGATGTCCCACAACTCGCTGCGAAATTCATCCAGGTCGCTTTCGAGGCGGGGAATCTCTTGGCGGGCGAGGTAGTGGTCGGGCCGCTCCGCGATGTCGAGGGTGAGGCGGTCGCCATATTCGCGGGCGGTTTCGCGGCGCTTGTCCTCGCCCTTGCCGATCAGCTTGGGGCGGATGCCCGGCTTCTTGAGGCAGTCATAGAGCACGGTCTGAACGTCGTAGCCCAGCGCCCGCGCGGCAAGAAAGTAGTGGCTGATCTGCTGATCGACGCGAAGCCTGCGCCAGTAGTCAGAGTCTGGCGCTAGGTCGTCGCTTGTGGTTTTGTGTTCCATCACGGCCAGCCGACCATCAGCCAGCCGCACGATTGCGTCGATCTTCCCGGCAATGCGCCAAGTGCGGGACGCCGCGCCGGTCGCCGGGTTGACCAGCGGCAGGTCGAACGCCTGCTCGGTCGCCACGATCTGGATGCGGCTGTCGGCCCACCGCCACTGCCAGGCGGTAAGCAGCCGCACGACGATCTCGCACTCGACCGCCCACTCTTCGACCGCCTCATCGGTATTGGCCCATGCGGGCAGCGTGGCGTAGTTGAGGTAGACCTGCTGACAGGCTTCGTCGAGCGACAGCCCGCCCTTGAGCGCGTCGAGTCCTTCGTGCAGGGCGCTGCCCATGCGAAGCGGCGCGCCGTCGATGTCGCGGCGGATGGCGGCAACGTATTCGAAGTGGTGTTTGCGCGGGCAGGTCTTGTAGCTCGCCATGCGCGAATGAGTCAAAAGGTTGGTGATCATTTGCTGCTCCTGAAAAGTGTGTGGATCAGAATCCGGTGATGGCGATAAAAGCACTGCCGCGCGATTGCGACGATGATCAGTGCGAGGTAGATGCGTCCACGCGCACTCATGCCGTCACCCAGCACCACACCGCCAGCACCACCGCGGCGACGATGCAGGCCGCGACGATCAGGGCACTGGCCAGTGAGTCGGGGGTGACGATGGGGGATTCAAGGTCCACCGAGGGGCAGTCCTCGCTCTCGGCCGGCCCGGTGTCGTTGCGGCGTTGGTAGTTGCACAGGCGGTCGGTGATTGGCATCTGGCTCATGGCGTTCCTTTCACTTGCGAGCGGTGGTGAGTTACAGGCTGTTGGCGATGGCTTCGATGCGCGCGGCGGTGTCGTTGAGGAGGCGGTGAACGTCTCGCATGGCGACGATGCCTTCCGTCGTGGTGCATTGCGGCAGCGAAGATGTTTTTTCGGCAATGGCGGCAGCGATACTCCGCACCTTGTCGGCATCGGGTGCGCGTGCGGCCTTCTTCTTCGCGGCTTCCTCGGCCTTCCGCTTGGCCAGTTCAGCAGCGACGCGTTCACGCTCGGCCCGTTCCAGCCGTTCACGCTCCGCGCGTTCGGCAGCGGCTGCTTCTTGCAGCTTGCGGTGTTCCTCCGCTGCCTTCGCTTCGATTGCCTCTCGCTCTTTGCGTGCGACTTCCGCAGCGGCCTTGCGCTCGGCTTCCACGCGAGCACGTTCGGCAGCGGCTTGACGTTCAGCCTCTTCAAGTTCCTTGCGGGCCTTCTCTTCGATGGCCTTGCGTTCTGCCTCAGCCTTGGCACGCTCAGCGGCAGCGGCCTTGGCCTGTTCCTCAGCCTCTTTGCGGAGGCGTTCGTTCTCGGCACGAATGCGGGCCTCTTCCTCGATCCTGGCCTTCTCAGCGGCGACACGATCCGCCTCAGCCTTGCGGGCCGCTTCGACGCGGGCTTCATGGGCCAGCCGCGACGAATCGAGCAGTTGCGCGAACGTCGGCTCGGGCATGTTGGCGAGGTCGTAGAAGGCGGCATCCACGCCATAGGGCTTGAGAAGTTCCAGCCGAGACGATTGCAGCTTGGCCTTGCGAGCAGCTTCGATGCGCTCGGCAAACTTCTCGACTTCCTCCATGCGCTGTTCCACCGGCTCAATGAGGTACTTCAAAACATTGGCCATCCCCTCGATCGCCTTGCCTTCGCGGATGGAGGATTCTTTGAGCGCCTTGCGGGTGTTCTCCACCTTGCACCGCACGGCCTTCAAGTCCTTGCGGAGTTGGCCAGCCTGCTTCATCTCAGTGAGTTGCGTCGGATCGGTCACGTTGATTTCGCGGGCCTGTTCCAGCAGTGGCTGCATCTCCGCATGGAGTGGCGCGAACGAGTCCAGCAGGAATTGCGAGCGGTCGGCAGGGATCGACGATTGCTCTGCGACGATGGCGAGTTCAGCCGTGATGGGCTTGGCTTCTACGGTTTCAACGGGCATGATCTACCTTTCGTTATTTCGCCCGCCGCTGCGTAGCGGCAAGCTGGGTGAGTTGGCTGATTGCGATCGGCCTGCGGGCCTGGGCGATTCGCATGAGTTGCGCGAGGCGGGCGTCGGTGATGCGGCGGGTGGCGAGGGAGATGGTCATGGCTTCACCCCCGATGCTTCGCAAATGATTCGATGCACCGCGTCTTTGATACGGTCGATTTCGCGCGGGCCGAGCACCGACATATCAACGTCCTTTTTGAATGTGCCAATGTCGGCGGTGTACCAGCGGCGATGCGATTCGAGCACCTCGCGGATTTGCCGGGCCTGTTCTTTAATGCGTTCGTTGCGGTTCATGCTGCCTCCTCTCGCGTGTCGTCGTCGCGGCGCGGCGGCTCAGTAGTTTCGAGCGTCTCGATCAGCCCTTCGTCGTCCTCCACGATGAGATGCAACGCCGCTTCGATGTGCATCAGCGCGTCGGCGGTGAAGCCTTCGCGGCGCACCACGACATCACTGCCCTTGGGCGTGGTGATGGTCATCGTGGTGAGCGTCACGCCGTGAATCCAAATGCTCGGTGCCTCACCGGGGTTGTCGCTCGTCGCGCGTTCGCCGGGGAAGCGGTGGTAGTGGATGTCAACCGCGAACTCGGTGCCGGTGCCTTCGCCGATGGTGGTGGTGTGGTGTCTCATTTCACACCCGCCCCTGCCAAAGCAGCGTCAATTGCAGCGAGGTCTGCGCTGGTCGGCTCGATCTCCTCTGCGTCGTCGTCGAGGCGGTCAAGCTCCAGTTGCACGTACGCGCGTGCTGTGAGCAGCGCGGCAACCAGCCGCCTCGTAACAGTTTTTGCTTGACTCGCTTTTGAAACCGGATATGCTGGCATTCGTTGCTCCATTTCTGCGGCACACCCCGTCAAGAGTTCGCCGCGTGAAACCGGCCCGCCGACCAGAGGCCGACAGACCAGCGAGTAAAAGTCAATTGTGCGATTCCGTGGCGCGTCCCTGCGCCCCGATGGAGTCCGTCCCCGACTTGGCGGCCAGCAGCTTAACCGCGATCTGCCACCACGCTGCCGACCGCAGGCCACTGGCCTTGATCGTCTTTCGCAGCTTGGCCGCATCGGTTGGCCGGATGCGAAAGCAGGCAATTCGCGGCTTGTTCTTTTCTTCAACCATGCGAGCATCATAAGCGATTGTATTACGCTGTCAACATCACTATCGCCATTTTGCGGAAGATTCTTTAGCCGATGCGAAAACATCGGAAAACGTAGGGTAAAATACATTATTCGCCTATGTGCATAAGATGTGGAAAACCTTGGAGCGTGACATGGATCATCAGATTGTGGCCATCATCGTTGCCGCGTTGCTCATTGTTTTGGTCGTGCTGCTTGGCGGCTTGCCGGGGCACATCGCGCGAAAACGCGGGCACCCCAGCGCCGATGCGGTGGCCGTCGCAGGGTGGATTGGCATCTTTACCTTCGGCATCATCTGGCTGATTGCGTTGATATGGGCGCACGCCGGGCCTGACAATGGGCGAAGGATAACGCGGGCAACTGGTCGTCGGGTGGTGGCGCGTCGCGGGTGTTCGCGTGATGATGACGCGGTGGATGCGTTGGAGCAATTGGGCGGTTAATTTGCCGCAGTTGCCGCATCTGCGGGTTTCGCTGCACTTGCCGCCGATGCCGCAAGCCATGCGTCGATGCTCGGCTGATCGAATCGCCACGCCTTCCCGTCCTTCCACGCGCCGGGTATTTCACCCTTGCTCGCGCGGTCCTGAATCTCCCGCGTCGAAAGCTGCATCTTCGCCGCAAGCTGTGCGGTGGTGTAGGTGCCGGGCTTTGGCGCTGCATCATCCACGCTGATGGACTGGCTCACAGTCTGCGAGGGCGCGGTCAGTTTGCCCCAGGATGTGTTCGCAATGGACGCGAGGATAGCCGTCCCGAACACGATCACCACGCCGATAGCCAGCTTGATGTAGAATTTCACTTCCCTTACCTCGCCGACAATGCCAAGCCGGTCCGCGCCATCGCCGAACATCACCGGATGGACGCCGTGGGTGTTGGTCTGCTGATGCCCGAACATGTGGCGTTCAAGTGTTTCGATCCTCGGCATGGCTGGGCACTCGCATTGTTTTTGATCTGGCATTTCGTTGGCTCCCGGCTAGCTTCATTGCTTCAAACCGCTCTGCAACATTCTATCAAACTGCTTGCGCCATTCGTCGTGTTGCTTGTGGCTTCTGATCGCCCCGCGAATCACCGCATCGTCCAGCTTCTGGCGAATGGCGGCGCTGTCCGCGACCACCTGCGCCGTTCGCTTCGCCCGTCGCCACGCACCGGCCACGAGGGCGAGCACGAGGGCGAGGATGGCGATGACCACCAGCGCCTCGAGGAGGGTGAAGGCGTGTGTCTTCACTCGCTCGCCTGCCCGCAGCATCCGCCCTGCTTCATGCGGCGGGCCTCTTGCGCGGGGTCGAAGCCCTCGGGCATTCGTTGCGGTGGCAGCGGCTCAGGCTTGACGCGGCACTCGCTGCGAATCACCTTGCCGCCGCCGTCAAACTCCACCACCCCGACGCACTCGGGCCGGTCGAACTTGATGAGCACGCCCCCTGTTTTTGTGCGGGCTGTCGATGTCATGCGAGCCTCGGGGTGATGGTGCCTATCGACACAAAAAGATTATTCACATCACAGGTAAAGCCGCCGTTGTGCGAAAACGTGTAGCCTAAAAAGCGGTCCACGGTGTCGGCTGATCGCAGGTAAGAGAACACGCGGAAGTCGTCGGCCTGCGTGTTTGCCGAGTCGCCAAGATAGGCGTCGATGCTGGTGATTGATCCAAGCGCAGGCGCGCCCGTTCCATCAGCCAGCACCACGCGGATGTAGAGCCAGTCACGCACGACGGTCGAGAGCGTTGCGCCCGCGCAAGCCTCTTCTGCGTGCAGCGTGCGGGTCGCGCCGCTCACTGAGTGCCGCCCGCGCTGGTCGCATGTGGTGATGAAGTCCACGCCGATGCTGGTGATGTGGCCAGAGGTCGAGTAGGTGCCGTTGAGCGATCCGTGGTAGGTGAAGCTGCGCGTGGTCGGAAAGCCTGTGCCCGCGTAGCACCCGCCGCACTCAAGCGCGCCGAACCCGTCGAGCTCCACTTCGAGCGTGAAGTAGTCCGCGTCGGGGTCGAATATCTCGGAGAGGCATTCGACACCGGGGCAGCAGCACGCGCGGTGCAGCGACTGCTGGAGTTGTGAGCGTTGCGGGATCATGCGATTGTGAATGTCTCCCCGCCCGGCCCGGTGTAGGTGAAGGATCGCACGCCAGCGCCGCAGACGAACGCGGTTGAACCGAGTCGGCCCAAGGGGTCGAGCACCACCGCGTCCTCGCTGAGGATGTTCACGGTGGTCAGCGTGATCGCGCCGGTGGCCTGTGACAGGTCAAGGGTGCCGTACAAGTTGAGCGTGGTGATCGTCGCCGCTGCCGACCACTTGAACAGCGTGGTGCCGGGGTAGACGGTCATCGTGGTGATGGTGCCCGTGCAGTAGTCGTAACCGCTGCCGCCCTTCATGCTCCAAGTGGTCAGCGCCCCACTGCCGTATCGACTCACGGTGCCATTGCTTTGATTGAGCGTGGTGGCCGCTGATCGGAACGAAAGCAGCGACTGCGCCCCATCAAGGTTGATCGTGGTCAGCGTGCAGCCACCAGCGAGATTGAGCGTGCCGCCGAACTGGTTCACCGTGGCGAGTGTCGCGGTGTCGTCGGGGTCATTTGTCGCAACGCCCATGATGCCGCCGTACATATTCAGCACGTTGCTGGCGTTGGTGCCGCGCCATCGGAACGGCTCGAAGCCGGTGTCGGCGGAAGTCGTCGCGGTGTAGAAGCATGACACCGTGCAGACATCCGAACCGCTCGCGATCTTGATGCGGTCGCTGCCCGCCTGCGAAGTCGTTTGAACGCCAAGTTGTCTGCCGACGTTGAGAATCACCGGGCCGATCTGTAATTCAGAAGTCGCCGTGCCGATGTCGCCGGTGAAGCTGCGCTCGGCCTCAAGGATCGCCGGTTGGATCGCCGACTGATTCAGCGTGCTGATGATGTTCGCAGTGGAGTTGCGAAGGTAGACGCCATCGGCATCAACGGGGACCGCTTCCGTATCCCATGAGCCAGTCGCGCCCCAGTCCGTTGAGCCAGAAACCAATACTGGATTTGGCATTGTGGTAGTCCTTTATGTGCAAGTTCCGTCTTCGCCGTTTGGTACCGGGAAGATCCACGCTTCCTGCGTGAATGAGCCTGAGCCATCACCAGCGAGGATGACGGTGAACGGCACGATTGCGTTAACCTGCAGCGCCTGCATCTTGAACCCCGCCGGGTAATCCGCGCCGTCGTGGTCGATGCCGTTCATCTGCCGCCCGGTGCCGGCGTTGCCATCCTCGCCAAAGTTGTAAGCCGTCCCGCGAAAGCCAGCGCCCTCGGGCAGCACAGTCCACACCGCTGCTGCTGAGGTCGTGTAGCCGCGTGCGGTTTTGTAGACCTCGTGCAGTTCGTAGGTCCACTGAACCGGGTTGGTGTTCGCGTCCACGATGGTGCCTGCGGTGGCGCTGATGATTTTTCCGAAGCGAAACGCTTTGCCGTGGCCCGTGCCGCCCGCCTGCGCGTTGCTCATTGGATCGCCGCGCCTCATGTCGTTGAGGCGTGCAGCGGTGATCTCATCGCCAGACTTCCAGGGTTTCATGGGGTGTCGATGTTGGATGGAAGCACGAGGTTCATGCGGGAGAAGTCGGAAGTGTTCTGCACGCGCACAATGGTCATGCCGTTGAATGTTCGCTGGTCTGGCTTGCCCGCAGGCGCGGTGCCGCCACATGAGGCAAGGCGCAGCCGTGGTGGATTCGCTTCAAGTGATGGCGATGGATCAACCTTCGCAAGCGTGCCGTCCTCTTTTTTGTAGACGATGCCCTTGAGCCACCCGAACTGATTGCCCCAAAATTCGTAGGTGACGCTGTAGGTCTTGCCGCGATCTGAACTGCTCGCGCGGACGGCGGCGCACAGCCAGTATTCAGCCGGGAAGAAAAAGAACACGCCACTGTTGGTGGTGCCTACGTGCCGGTTCTGTGCATAGATCGGCAGGGTGTTTTCGACGCGGGTCACACGCAGCACGGTGACGGGCACCCATTTCGTTGTCTCGCCTGTCTGCGGCACGAGGTCTGTGTTGACGGTGCCGTCAGGGTTGTTGCGGCTGATCGCGGGATTGTGGCCGACCTGGATTGCGTTGCCGCTCGCGTCGAGGCTTGTGTCCTCCTCCACCACGCTGGAGTCCAAGTCGAATTGATTCGCCGATCCGCCGCCGGAGTCGGTGTTCTCGTTGGGGCCGTACTGCACCTCCACCAGTGCGGCGAAGTTGCCTCGCATCTCCACGAGGCGCGGGCCGCTCACCACCTTCAAGCCCGGCAGATACTCGTGCGGGTCGTCGCGTTGCGGGATTCCGCCGGCGGTGATGGCCTGGGCCATCACTTCGTGCGTGCTGCCACTCAATCCGGTGACGTGATACCGAAGCGTGCCGCCGTCCGTGGCGTCCATCGTCGCGCCGTCAAGTTGTGCTTTTACTGCCATGCGTTACCCCGCGACCGCGGACGATCGCCGCGCCTGAATGTTGTAAATCGCCTGAAGCAGCGAGTTGGTTTTTTCTTGCCCTCGCTTGTCGGGCGGATTGACGTTGCGAGTGCTCATCCCTAGGCCGATGTTGGTGGCGCTCAGCGACAACGTATCCCGCATCTTTGCCGCCTCGGGGCGCGTGTCGAGCTTGAAACGCTGTTCGGCCAGGCGGCGGATTTCATCCTGCGTCGCTTGGTCTAATCCTGAAATCCCGGAAGTGGCATCATCGAGCGCGAACTGTGCCTGCATCCGCTTGCGGGCCGCATCGTCGGGTGCGCCAAGCATCGCCGTCTCGCGAGTGAGATCGCGGATGCGGCGCTGGGCATCCTCTGCCGATTTCAGAAGCCGCTGCTGCCGACGTTCGTTAGCTTCTGTTTCTTGCTGAATCTTTGCAGCCTCTGCGTCGTCATCCACAAATCCACTGCCGACAAACTGGCCCAATTTGACCAGATCGCCAAAAAGAGGAACAGCCTTGAGTTTGGTGGCGAAATTGTTGGCAGACTCGTAAGCCTTGCCGAGGTTGCCATCGATGCGTGCGGTGATGTATTCAAAGCCAGCGAATGCGATTTCCGTGGCCGATGCCACGGCTTTGATGCCCGCCGCCAGTTTGCCAAAGCTCAGCGCCTGCGTCAGCGACTTTTCCATTCGCGATCCAGCCGCGATTGTGTTTCGCTCGGTCGTGCGCAGCGTGCGATCAAGGGCGTCGGCGCGCCCTTTGATCTCAACATTCAGCGTGCCTACGGTTTCAGCCATCGGTAAGTCTCAACTTTCGGGCCTCGCGTTCAACCTTGAGCCGATGATTCTCTTCGCCTGCTTTTTCGCTTTCGATTGCCGCGATATTTTCCAGCCGCGTGAACGTCTGGTGGAAAGTCAGCGCCATCGGATCGGTGCCGGGGAAGTAATGCCGAATCTTGTCATCAATCAATGACCAGTCTTCGGCGTCTCCGCTAAAGGGGGCTGCGGGTCGCCCTCCTCTTGTGAGGTGAAGGCACCGAGCACGCGGTCGATCAATTGGCCGATGATTTCGCTTTTTTGTTGCACCGATGCGAACGTCGCAACATCCTTTTCGTCCATCCCGCCAGCGACGGCCAGCGCGTGATCCATCCCGGCGATTGAGCCGACGTAGCGGATGATGTCGCTGTAGGAGACAAGGGCGATTTCGATCTTGGAGAGCGGCAGGCGCGCAGCCATCGCCACAAGCTGCTGCTTGGTCCACGGCTTCCACGTTCGTCCGAGCCTTTCGATCGGTGCGGCGTTGTCGTAAAGGATCATTAGGTGACATCCCAGGTTTGAGTCATCGGGCCGGTGCGCAGGAAGTTGAACGTGATGGTGAATTTGCCCTTGGCCGGGCGCTCCATCGCGACACTCGTCATGATGCCGGTAAACGCGTAGGTGCAGCCAGTGATGGCCGTGAGTGTGATGGTGCCCTTCGCGCCCTCAAGGTCGCCCAGCGCCAGTATGGCGCCGTCAGCAAGAGCGCCTAGGATCGGCGTGGTGCTCGCCGCGTCGTAGGTGCCTGTGCCGGTGGCGGAACCGCTGAACGCGGTACCGATCGGCTCGTGCTCGTCACAGCCGCCAGAATCAAACCCGGTGACTTCTTCCGTCTGGATTTCAAGCGTGCCAGACCATGCGGAAAGTTTGGCCGCGAAGCCAGTGGGTAGCGCGACGTTGCCAGCGACACCTGCGATATTTTTGAGTGCCATGTGTTACCTCATGCGGCGGTGGCCGCGATTCCCCAAAGGGTGACGATCTGGATGCGGTGGTCCTCATGAACCGGGATGCCGCGATTCTCAACCCACGCCTGCCCGCCGCCATGCCCGGTGATGGTGAGGGCGGCACCGTCAAGCAAGTCGAGTAGTTTTTTCGTGATGGCCTGCACTGTCGTTTCACTGGAGCCACGCGCTCCGAATATCGAGATTTGCAAAGTGGCGAACGTGTCACAGCCGTCGAAGTAGCGATCGGGCTCATCCTCCACCACAGACACCACGGCCAATGCCTCGGCCTTGTCCGGCGGGGCAATGGTGCGGTAGATGCGACCACCAACGGCCTCGTAAAACGTGCCAGCGCTTTGGCTCGCGGTGAGCTTGGCAATGACGCCAGCCAAGATGGATTCTTGATCGTGAGCCATTTAGGGTTTGTTCAACGCGCGGAGCATGGTGTAGCGGAAGGTGTCGGCGACACGCTTGAGCATGAAGTCGCGCAGGCGATTGAAGGTTGGTATCCAGTGCGGGCGGGGTGCCTGCGTGCTGGTGCCAAACTCCAATTTGCGGGGCAATTTGCCGTCAGCGAAGACGGTCGCGACGGGGTGATGCTCGCCAGCTTTCGGTCGAGCCAGCCTGATGGAGTGCTGGTATCCGCCCTTGTCTTTTTGCGGCGGATGGCCTGGGGCGGATGAGGTATTCTTGCGGCCCTTTTTCCCAACGACGGTTCGCAGTTCCTTTCGGTAACTCACTCCAGCTGCGGAAACGCCAGCGCGGAGCGCCCGCGCCACAAGCCGATTCGCTCCGGGATTGCTTTGGTACGTCGCCACTACGTAAGCTCCTCGGCTTCGAGCGCGATTGATTCGCCGTCATCCGTCTCGGCGGTGTCAATCACATACACCACATGCGTCCCTGTCTTATCCGTGAAGGTGCATCGGTCGCCGCGCCGCACATCCGCGCCGTTGTCAATCTCAGTTTCCCACTGCCGCCTCACCCGCATCGCGCCAAACTGCTCTGCCTCCTGCCCGCTCGTTCTCTTCCAAACGCACTGCACGCTCGATAGGTGAGCCGCGTAGGTTGTGGTGGTCGTGCCGGCGGTCGTCGTGTAGGTCGGGCGAGCAACCACCATTGGCCGCCGGTTCGTTCGTGGCGGGCATTCGCAGCCGGGCTTTGATGGCGATCGTTTCAGCATGGCCAGGTCAATCGGTAGTTTGCGAGCAGTGCGAGGCTGCCACCGTCAGCAGCGTTTTCGACGGCACATCCTTCCCACAATGCCTTGGTGATTCGCTTGATCGCTTCCTTGATCGCGACAGGGATTGCCTCCACGGTGGTCCATCCCGCGACGTAGGTGATGACGACGGCGTTGAACTTGTTCGTCTGCGTGGTCGGCCACGAGTAGCCATCGTTAAGGCCAATGCGTGGCGGCGTGCTCGATGTGTCCACCTGGTAGTTCGCAGTCGGTAGCGTCTGCGAATTGCCATTGCCATCCGTGTAGACGATGCTGGTGACACTGGCCAATGGAGCACGCGCCACGTTGATGACATCGCACGAGGGAAAATAATCCCGTTTGAGCGTGCGAGTCTGGGTAAACAGGGCGCGATAGCAGTATTCCTCCACCCACTGCCGGGCGGTGGTGATGAGCGCCGCGATCATCATGTCGTCATCGTTGTGGTCGATGCGAATCAAATGCTTCACCTCAGCAACGCATACAGGCTCTTGCAGCGGGGCGGTGGTCAAGATGTCGGTCCAGCCTTGCATCACTTGGCCTTAGCCTTTCGAGTTTGAGCGGGACGACTTGGCGACACGGTTTCCATGCGATGGGTGTCAGGGGCGGGAGCGGCATCAGCCAGCACGGCGCGGCCAGTGGCAATGAGCCAATTGCGGAGCATCGCCGTGGGCTCAAGGATCATGCCCTTGGAGTAGGTCTGCCACGACTGAATCAGCCTTACTTTTGGCGTGGGTTTCATTTCGCGTTCCTCCCTGAGCGCAGCCACACCTGCGACTTCTCATCCTTCGCAAGCTGCTCGTGGTTGCCGATGAAGTTCACGTTGTCGCCTTTGACCTCGTAGTTCATCGCGCCGTAGAAATAGAACTCCACCCACGGGCACGCATCGACCATCGCCTGCATCGCAGGCTTGATGAGGTTGTGCGTGCAGTGGTGGCCATTGGCTGGGCCGGGGAATCCGTCAAAGTGATCAAACTGTGGATTACCTTCGCTGCTGCGGTAGCCCTCGTGGCCGACGAGGTGAACCCGCTCCGCCCCCATGTTCAAGGCGTACTGCACGATCATCAGGCCGCTCATCGACCAATCGGAGTAGTGCCCGATCTTGAACTGCCACGTCGCGCCCGGCCCGTCCATCGTGATGAACTCATCGAACCAGTCGGTGCCGCGGCGAACCTGCGCCTTGGTGTTGCGCTTGATGGTGATGAGCCGCGTGCCTTGTGCCTTGTAGCGCTTGCAATCGGCCAGGTACTTGTTGTCCACCTTGTCATCGCCGAACACGAGGGCGTTGACGTAGTAGTAATCCGGCCCCTGCGGGAACAGCCGGCCGCCGCTGTTGGTGGCGATGGTGGCCGCCATCGGATACCTCGCCCGGCACAGACGCGCGTATTCGTCTGCCGAGGGCGACGATCCGACGACGAGCCATTCTTTGTGATCGGTCTGGTGGGCCATGACGCTCCGGTGAAAGTGAACCGACGAGCCGGGCCGCGTCCGTGCAGCCCGGCAGAGTCGTGTCAGTTACACGCGGAGGATCTGGTTGCAGCCGCGTTCTTCCGCCGTGGTGGGGGAGTCAGAGGCCCGGCTGAGAATGCACACACCCGAGAGGTAGGTGCCGGTCGTGCCGTTGCCAGCAGTCGCGGTGAGGTCAAGGAAGCGCTTGCGCTTGGTGAGATCGACCTCGATGACGAACACATCGCCGTCATCGGCAGCGGTCGGCAGAGCCGAGGTCGTGCCAGCGATGTTGGCCGAGGTGCCGAAGATCGCGCCAGTGATGTCGGTGGCCGAGCAGCCGGATGTGTCCGTCTCGCCGAGCTTCAGCGCAGCCATCGCGATGTCGGTTGCGCCGAGGTTGATGATGAAGGTCGCGTAGTTGTAGCCGATGCAGTCAACTTCGGTGGTCGTCCAGCTGGTGTTGTCCTTGATCGCGACGGGCGGAACAAGGTTCACAATCTTGGTGTTTTGGAGGGGATTCATGCGAAACTCCGTAAATCAAAAGGTGAAGCCCGGTGATATTTCTTCACCGGGCGTTTTCGTGAGGGGATGCTTACGAGGTGAAGCCGATGAGTCCGACGATGGGGCCGGCGGTCGTGGTGTTGCCCAGGTCGTGCACCACGATGTCCACGCGCTCGGTTGCCTTGAGCGCGATCTGGTCGGTGAGGAAGTAGAGGCTTTCGTCACGCGACACGGTGATGCCGCGGCGTTCGCCCATCGTGGCCGCCAGCGACAGGTCGCCGTAGAACAGCATGGGCAGGTTGTTGAGGTTGCCGGTCGAGGTGGGCAGAACTTCCGAAACCACGATCGGGCTGCCGAGGTAGCTGTCCACAGGGCGGCCTTCCAGCGTGGTGACGGAGTTGCCACCGGCCACAGCTTTGAGGCGGTCGAACACAAGCGACTTGGCGACCGACGAGCAGTAGAACTTGGCATTCATCCGGGCATACGCCGGCAGTTTGCTCATCAGCGTGGTCAGGTCGGTGTTGTCCACTTCCGCGAACGTGTCGTGGCCTGCGGTCGCACAGTCCACCGCGCCGGCGGTGTTGGCCGCATCGAGAATCTTCTTGGTCAGGCCGTAGATGCCGCCGTAGGTCTGGCTGGCGTCGCCGGTGAAACCACACTGGTCTTCCTTGAGGGCCATTGCCCACGCGAAGTCGCGGGTGAGCATGTCAGCGATCGAGATGATTGCATCCTCGTCCAGTTCCTTGCTCAGTAGCGTTGCGCCACCGAGTTTCTTGGCGACGAGCATGACCTGATCGAAAGCGGGATCGTTGGGGGTGATCGTGCCGCCTTCGCCGATGAAGCTCATCGTGATGTTGCTGGACTTGCGGGGGATGCTCAGCGTATCGCGACCCATCGGCAGCACGCGGGCGTTCTGGCGGAACACGCCGTATTGCTCGCGGAGGTCGATGATGGCCTGACTCATCTCGTCGGGGACGAGAACGCCACCGGCGCTGTTGGCACCCTCGGTCAGTGCGTTGCGGAACTCGACGCCGTTCTTGCGGCACCATTGCTGAGCGCGGAAGTTGCCGAAGATGGCCGCGCGAATCCACTGGCCAGACTTGTAAGCCTTTTCTTCGGCGTCGCGGCCCTTGTAGGCCACGAGTTTGCCGGTGCGCCAACCAGCGGTGACGACGGGCGACTTCTCTTCCGGGGCGTCATTGAGTTTGTCGGGGGTGGCAGCGCGATCGCGCGGGCCTTTGAGCTTGCCCAGTTCGGCGGCGATGGTTTCGCGGCGCTTCTGGTCGAGCTCCAGCGCGTCGATTTCCTTCTGCACATCTTTTGACTTCGCGAGGTAGGTGTCGATGTCCTTGCCTTCGCCATCGGTCAAGGCGCGGTTTTCTTTGTCGGCCTTGTTGGTGATGTCGTCCGCACACTTGAGGAAGTGCGAAAGATCATCCTGCAGTTCGAGAATCGTCTTCATGGTTGGTTGTCTCCGCGCGGCGGTGGAGACAGCAACCAATTAAAAAGGAGGCGGGAACCACCGACGCGAACTTGGGGTGAGTTCGGGTCAGGATGTTCACGCCCCCTCAGGAGGTGCTAGATCGTTACGAGATGTGCGGCGGCCCGCAGGGCCAACTTCACATCCGCCTATTTACTTGTTGCGGCAATCCTATCAAATGATAATGATAAGTCAATACCAATAAGGCCCGGCGCAGAAAAAAACTAATCAGCAATTTTGCCACCGCACGGCGTTGATCTTCTCCGCCTTGTGGTGGCCGCGCCAGCCCATGTAGCAGGCGAAGTGGTACACGTAGTCGCTCATGCGCGGGCCCGAGTTCCACACCGCAGGCCCGACGCGGTTCCATGTCGATGGTAGGTAGTACGTCGGCGCGTCCATCATCGCCACGCCCCACGCGGCCTGCTCATTTACGCCGGTGGTGTCGGTCATCGCGCGGTCAAGGAAACGCAGAACAGGCAGGTGCTCGGCGGAGAACATGACCAGCCCGCCGTTGACGTACGCGCCACGGTGGTAGGTGTGCGACTTGCCAAGCTGCTGGCACGCCCTGGCCCATGACGGTTTCTCGTAGCCTTCCTGCTCGTCGCCCATGCCGTCCTGCCAATTGGCCACTGCGGCCATGTGTGAGGCTGGCACGATCACGAATGGGCTGGGCGCGTCGGCCCGGATGAGCATGTCGGCATCGAGGTACAGGCACCGGCCATCGGCATGGCAGAACTGGCCCACACGGAACTTCGCGGCGAAGATGTCACGACATCCGAAGTCACTGGCGATTTCAATGAGTTCGCAGCCCCACCGCTTCGCAGCGGCCACCACCGACGCCTTCGCGTTGGGGTGCCAATAGTTGCCGATGTTGATGGTGAGAATGCGGTTCATTTTCGTGCGTACTTCGCGCGGTTCTCTGCCAGCCACTTCTCCTGCTCGCTGATTCGTGACTTGAAGGTGGGTGCGTCAGGCTTTGACGGTGCGGCTGCCACATCGCGAGGGACGTTCCTGAATCGCGACAGGTCAAAGTGCGCCGCCATCTTCACAGAGGGAGACTTTTTATCCGCGAATCCCTTTGCTACAGCCTGATCAGCGTCAAGCCAAGTTTCAGCGCCCATTAGCGCCTTCACCTCTTCAGCATCAATGCCCGTTCGCGCCGTGTATGTATTCACCAAGGTGCCGCCCACCTGATCGAGCACATCGGCCTGCTTGCGCATCTCAACCGAGTTGCCGATGGCGAAGGTCCACGGATCATGGATCATGATCATGCCGTTCTCCGCAATCGTGATGGAATTGCCCACCATTGCAATGACTGATGTGATCGATGCGGCAAGTCCGTCGATATGCACATCGATTTGAGCCTTGTTCCGCTTCAGTGCGTTGTAAATGGCCACGCCGTCAAACACATCGCCGCCTGGCGAGTTGAGGTAGAGGTTGATGGTGTCCACCTTGCCGATCTTGTTCAGGTCGTCAACGAACTGCTTCGCAGACACGCCGCCGAAGAAACCCGCGCCGATCTCGTCGTAAATATAAATTTCAGCCGTTTTCTCGGCTGCTTTCATGGAATACCACTGTTTCACGCTCTTCATTGCTGGACTCCTGCAAGGGTTGAAAGTAAATCGGTCATTTTGGTCATCTCGTCTGCAGCTTGCGATTTCGCGCGGGTCGTCGCCCACTCGTTCACGGTGGCCGGTTCTCGCATCTCAGCCTGCGATTTCTCGATGTGGCGGGTCGCAATTGCCCGCGTTGCCCCGAAAACAGCCTGTTTTGTGGCTTCTGGCATGGTTTCATCGCTCAAAATGGCCCATGCGGCATCGGCGAAGGCGTCAATCACGCCGCCGATCTTCGCGTGAACATGATCGACATGCCCCGCGTAAAACTTATCGCTCCACTCTTTGAATCCGTTTTTCTTCGTGGCGGCGCGAACGCGGTCGGTTTCGATGGTCAGCACGCGGGAAAACGCTTCCGTGAGTAGGTCGCAGTGACGCGGCGTGATGGCCGCGAGCTTTTGGGTGGCGCGGGTTTTGGCGGCGATGACATCATCGGGCGGCTCATCGGGGTCGGTGTCCGGCTCGGGCGCAGGCTCAGGCTTTTGCGGGCCAAGTTTTGCGAATTGGATGGGCACCATCGACGCATTCACGTAGTAAACGTCGCCATCAGGCCCGATTGGGTTCAATCCATTCTCGCGGCGGATCTCGTTCTGGTTGATCGCGCCGATGTTGAAAAGTTCACGCTGCCGGGTCGATCGCGATGCCATGTCGCCGCGGATCAGGTTTTGATACGAGTGCTCGGCGTACAGATCCTTTTCGCGCGGAGAAATGAGTTTTCGCTTGATTTCCTGATCCCAAAGGGCGAACCAGGTGTAAAGGGCATCGCCCACGTACTCAAGCGACTGGTGCTCGATGTTGCCGAAGGTGCTGCGCGTCATCTCGAAAACTTTGTGAGGCGGCACGCGGAAGAGGCGGCACGCCTCCTGCACGCCCATGATGCGCGTTTCGAGCATCTGCGCCTCTTCGGGTGCGACACTGTTGGGGTTGAAGGTCATGCCCTCTTCGAGAATCGCCACCTTGTGGGAGTTTTCGGTGCCAGAGTGCATCTCGGTCCATGAATCACGCAGCGTCTTGGCCGCGACCACGCCGAGCGTCTGCGGATGTTGGAGCACGCCGCTGAGCCGCGAACCGTTGCCGAAGAACGTCGCCGCGAACCGCTCGGCAGCGATGGCGCATCCGATGGCCTCTTTTCCGAGTTTGAGCATTGAATAGCCGACAACGCCAGCACCAAGGCCCGGCAGGTGGAGCATGTTGTAGGCGGGGATGTCGTCGAAGCCGCCCTCGTCGTTGCGAACTTCGTAGCCAAGCACGCCGGCCTTATCTCGAACCACCTTCACGCGCGACGGGTGAATAGGCGACAGCGAAAAAACTGACCCCGATCCTGTTCGCTGGATCTCTGCGTACCCGTTGCCCCACAGCAGTGCCGCTGCCGTCACTGTGCGGCGGAAGGTCAGCGATGTCATCTCGTTGTTAGGCGCTTGGCGCAGCAGGTTGTAAAGCGGGTGGTCAACGGCGTCAGTCTTTTTATCACCAGCCTCGACGCGCTTGAGCAGAAGCGGCACCTTGGCCACATCTTCCGCGATGGCACGCACGCAGGCGAACACCGCCGTGATGCTCAGGGCGCTATGCTCGTTCACCTCCACGCCGGCGTAGCCCTTCGTGCCGCAAAGGGCTTCCACAAGCCACTCGCTGGGGTTGCGCATGGTCGAGTTGCGGGGCTTGCGCCGGGTGACGGTGTTCTTCTTTTTCGTTTTGACTGCGGGCATATTTGTTCACTCAGAGTGTGGTCAGAGCCTTTTCGCCCAGGCGGGCGCGTTTGGTGTAGATGGATTCCTTCTGCGACTCATCCGGCATCGTCGCGCGGCCAATGGCCATGATCGCGGCGACAACGCCGTCAATGCGCCCGGTGCTCTTCGCTTTATCCGGCTTGATGTTGCCCGCCGGATCGATCTTCGCCGCGACATTCGACACCATCCACCGCAGCACCGGGTTGCCGTTGTGCCTGATCTTGCCTTCGAGCACGAACCGCTCGAGCGCCTTCATCGGCTCGTTCATCGACTGGTAGCCCTGGCGGAACTCCACCACCTTCATGCCGTCCTTCTCTTGCAGGTTCAGCGCGAACTGCGTGGCGTTCCACGGGTCGTATGCGATCTCTTTGATGTTGAATCGGCTCTTGCGTTCTGCGATCTCGGCGCGGATGAACTCGTAATCGATCACATTGCCCGGCGTGGTGTGCAGGAAGCCTTGTTTCTTCCATGTCATGTACGGCACGCGGTCACGATCCTCGCGTTCTTTCGCGCGGTCCTCGGGCACCCACACATCGAGCACGAGGTTGAAGTTGTCGCCATCGGGGAACAACATGACCAGCGCCGCCGTGTCCGTTGTGCTCGCAAGGTCGATGGCCGCGAAGCATGGCTCACCAGCCATCTCTGCAATGTCGAACCTCCCAACGCACGCATCCCACGCCGCCATCGACAGCCACCGCACATCCTGCTGCGTTTTCATGTTGAGGTGTAGCCGCTTGAACGTGTTTTCATAGGTCGGCTGATCCTTCGCCTTGGCACATTCGTTCTCCAGATATTCAAGCCGCACCGACACGCCAAGGTTGGGGTTTGCTTTGGCCCATGTCTCAGGCGATGTCCAGTCGTCATCGGCCGTCGCTTCGTAAACCACCGGCAGGAATGCGTGATTGCGGATGATGCCGTCACGCACCTTGCATGCGTAGTCGTGCTTTTCGTTGCAGATTGAGGGGCGGTCGTAGTCCGCCGTGGTGATGTAGACGATGAGCGGTTGCCGACGCGAGCCGGTGCCAGTCACGAGCACATCGACCAGATCGCGGTTGGGGTGCGCGTGGAGCTCATCGATCACCGCCGCGTGTACGTTCAGGCCGTGCTTCGTGTCCGCATCGGCAGACAACGCTTTGTAAACCGTGTTCTCTTCCGCGAACTCAATCGAGCGGAACGCCTTGTAAATCTTCGCGCGGCTTTCAAGTTCCGGTTCGCGGAGGATCATGCCCGCCGCATGGCGAAAGACCAGCGCCGCCTGCTCCCGTTCCGCTGCCGCGCTGTAAATCTGCGCGCCCGGTTCGTGGTCGGTGAACATGGTTAAGAGCACCATCCCGGCAGCGAGCGGGGTCTTGCCGTTCTTGCGAGGCACGTACACGAACGCCTCCCGGTATCGGCGCGTGCCGTCCGCTTGCTTCCATCCGAAGATCGCCGCAATGATGGCCTGTTGCCACCGCTCTAGCATGAACGGCTCGCCGGCCTTGTCGCCCTCGATCATGACGAGGCATTCGTGAAAGAATGCAATAGCAACCCGCGCGGCTTTAGCGTCGAACCAATCGCCGGGGTTGGCGCTGGCGATGCAGTCGTAGCCGGGGATCAGCGAGAGCAGCGTGCGCCACTTCGCGCCGATCTTAGCCTGCGGGTTTGAAGAAACGAGACTTACCATCCGGCTTGTCGTCCTTTTTCTTGGAGGTCGTCACTGCTGCCCGGCTGCTGGGTGTCATACCGAACTGCACCATTGCCTTCATCGCCCTGGCCCATGCCGCGTCACGGATACCCACCGCTGGATGCGCCACGGTGTTGCCCACGCTGCCCTCGGTGGTGATGCCCTCTTCGTCCACGATGTTGCGGGCGTGAACGTATTGCGACAACGCATCCACCAAGAGCACCATCGCACCGCAGTCAGCAACGGTTGACACCTGCATCCCTGCGAGCACCGTGGCAATTTCGTCCCAATATTTTTTCGCCGTGGCGCTCACCCATGAGGGGCAGGGGATTTTGGACGATTCGACCTGCGGCTCGCTCGGGCGAGATGTGCCGCGCCACGAGCCTCGCAGCTTAAGGATGGCGGTTGGTTTTTTTGGAGGGCCAGGCATATCGACTTTCAAAAAACTTCGTTTATCTCGTGAAACTTTTCATAAGTACAAGCCACGC